CAAGCGTAAGCAAAGCACCTACAAGCCCATCGGCAAGCAAAGCAGAAAAAACAAAGGAAGAAGATGATTTAGTTGCGTCAATTAGTAAAACAATGACAATTCCTCAATTAAAAAAAGAAATTATACTCGCTGACCTTTGGTATGGGACCAAAACAAAAGCAAAAACAAAAGCGGAGTTCGTTGATATATATATTTCAAATGGACTACATAAGAGAGCGGAAGCAAGTGTAAGTGTAAGCAAAGCAGCCACTGTAAGCAAAGCGCCTAAAACTCCACCTAAAACTCCACCAACAACTCCACCTAAAAGCGCAAGCAAAGCAGTTAGAGTAGAACCCAAAGAAGAACTAATTTTGTCATTAATGATAAGCGGACACGGAACAGAGGGTCCAGAGTGGGATCCAACAATGCCAGTTGCTGAATACTATAAAAACAATGTAAGGGTTTATAGCAGGGCTTGTGTTCCTGGAATACCTTCATTAAGGATGCCAAGTAAAATTCGTAAATCAATAGACGATACATTTACAATATTTAAGAATAACCCTGGAAGTGCTACTCAAGAAATTATGTCAGAATATACAAGTCAAGACAAAACTCAATATAGAAAATATTTAGACAAGTTTGAATGTTATAAGGATAATGGTGCGGTTAAAAATAAAGAACGATGTGGAGGACTTATCACTTATTTGTCTTCAAAACAATTTAGGTTTGATCAGGATAACACTCCTAATATAAGATCAGAACATAAAACAGAGTATGGTTTTAACCAATTTTTGGAATCAAGAGGAGTAAACGTATCCGATATTCGGTTAAAAATAACGGCATCAGATGGGTCTGTTACATACAGAAATATATTTAATCCTTATGAAGAAATGGCACAATTTTATAGCAGTAATAAAGAACACAAAGAACCAGTTGATATTATTACAAAGTTTAACCTTGCTTATAGACACGGAATAGAATTTATTCTGAAAGATGTTTTACACAAAGAAGAGTTAATTGGTCGTGCTCTAGAAATTTTTAAATTTAAAGAAGGTCAACAAAAGATAGGATTAATAACCTTGTTACAATTACACAGGTTCTTTGAATTGGTTGGAATTAAATACGTAAATATAATAGACCACTCGTGCCGTAGTTTTAATCCTACTTTTAACATACCTATAGAGAAGGGAGAGGAACGTTTTAAAAAAGAACAAAAATATATTGTGAAACCGGTGGCTTTTGGCAAGCGAAGCAGAAGACGCAGTAGTAGTAAAAAGCTTTCAAAGCGTAGCGACCGTAAATATAAATATACCAGAAAAATATAACTAATTTATATTATTTATTTTATAATTATAATATAAATATAAATGTCTTTAAGCAAAGCGGAAAAAACCAAGGTAGAAAAAGAAGACGAACTATCATCATCAATAAGTAAGTCAATGACAGTTGATAAATTAAAGACGGAACTAACAAAAAATAAAATAGGTTATTCAAGTGCCAAGAAGAAGGCTGATTTTGTTGATTTGTATATATCAAATGGATTACATAACAAGGTAGAAGCAATAAGCTCTGTAAGAGCGGAAAAAGAAGAAGCAAAAGAAGAAGCAAAAGAAGAAGCAGTAAAAGCAAAAGAAGAAGCGGAAGTAGTAGAAGACCTAATTATGTCTATTAGTATAATGGGTCACGGTTGCGAAGATTTAATGACCCCCTGGGCTGCCGAATTACCCATTTCCAAATATTTCAAAGACAATGTCCGCGTTTATAGCAGGGCATGTGTCCCCGATGTTAATTCAATTGGAAATCCATTTCGAAATGAAGATATAATAAAAGATGTCCAGCGCAGATTTTCCGCAGTGCCAAAAGGTGAAACTGCGGCGATTGTCAAAGCATATGCCGACGAAGTAAGAACCGAATATATTCGTGATATTGCCATTACTAAATTAAGTAAAGACCCATTGTCATTCACTCGAGGTTTTGATAAATTATCTGATATTGAAAACCTGGGAAAAGCCTCTAATTTAAGCACATTTTTATGTAATAAGGACTTTTCATTTTATTTTAATGATAAAAAAGAAAAATTAACAGGAACCGTTTTACAACACACCTATAACACACTTGGGATACATGTAACGGATATTCGCGTTAAAAAAACAGCCAGTGATGGGACTGTTAGTTATGAACAAATATTTAGCCCAACTCATATAAAATATAGTCGTATGGATTCGACAAATTTTAATTTGATTTATAAAAATGGTCTTACCTATTTGCTAAAAGATATTATGGGTAGACGAGATTTGGTTAAACCAGCACTAGATATTTTTGGTCTAACAGGCAAAAAAGAACGAATTATGGACGTTTCATTGGAGCAAATATATAATTTCTTTCAGTTGCTTGAAGTCAAATATGCGAATATAATGGATTACACGTGTCGCGCGTGCTCGATTGGTCGTTTGTCACAGGATTTAACCAATAGTATTTATAGAGTGGAACAAACTTATAAAATAAAACCGGTGGCTTTTGGCAAGCGAATAAAAAGTAGCAAACGAATAAATAGCAGCAGTAAAAAAAGAAAAACTAAAAAACAAAGAATTTAAAAACTAGAAAACAAAGAAAGTAAAAAATTGAAATAAGAATTACAATTATATAAAAATGTATAAAATAGTTACATACACCACCATTATAAAATGTCATCACTAAATAGCTCAGTTGTTTTGTCCCGTGAAGAATTTCACGTAAAAGTTTCAGATTCTTTTGATAGCAGAACCCATAAAAAGATACCTAGAATTGGATGCCCTCATTTCAAGGGAAAGGTTAAACATATTCGCAATGAAGATAATTCGATTGAAGATTCATTGTGTGATATTGCCGATAATGTAGAAGGCAAGGCATCTGTTGGCAATTTAGAGAATATTGGATTTTGGATAGAAATGCTTTACAGCGAAGATGATAATAAACTTTACAAAATAAAGTTACACGATAATTTACCACATGGATTTAATGGTTTAGAAAATGATAGCATTCACAACCCTTTAAATATGACCCACATGCGTGACGGACATTCGGAAGATAAAGAGTCGTCTGAATTTGGAACCGGATTAAAAAAGGCGTTGGTATTTCTTGGGAATAGTTGCGAGATTTATACTCGTTCGATTGAAAATGGCACAGATATTTGTTGGTATATCAAAATGGATTTTGTTGAGATGATGGCTCGCGAAAATGCCGAGGACAGTTATGAAATAACTCTAATGGAAAGAATATCATACGAGAGATATTATCAAAACCATAATAATAGTGTCGGGTCATCAATTATTATTTCGGATATTCGCAGCGACAAGATTTGCTCATATGTCGATAAAAATAAATTTGAGCAGAAACTTCGCGAACATTTATCATTAAAATTTACTGGAAAGTTGAAAATGAATGTTTTCAAGTTATATTTAAATAATAATGAAATCGAACAAAAAATGGATGTATATACAAACAATGACGACAAGTATACATTTACATTCTACATCAACAAGCATAATATCGACGACATAGTTGTTAGTAGAAATAAACACCGAGGTATGACTAAAAATCTTATATTTGACAAAGACACATTGGAACTAAAAGAAGATAAAACAAAGAAGGTGATTATCGCATCATATACTGCCTCTTCTAATTATTGGAAATTAGTTTGTACTAGCGTGTCGACTTATGAAAGCCTCAATATAGCACATATTTTAGGTAAGAATGTAACTGAAATAATTAGATATGGACGCAATTACGGCTGTGTACCAATTACAAAAGTAGAACAAGATGGATACTCTAATTATATTAGTAACAAGGTTGAGTATGAGAGTAAGGGACTAAACACATACCTAGGTGTCAGCTCACACAAAAAGGTCACTAGTTTGCCAAAGAATAGTATTACGTCGGCGCTCCTTCGTGCCTTAGAATTTACTACAAAGGAATTCAGAAAGGAGCAAAAAAAGAGAAAGTCTAGTGTAAATTCGGATGATGATGTGTCTGTTATGTCAAATGTAAGTTCGATTACGAATAGCAGTGTTGCGTCCAAAAAAAAACCAGCGCCAGTAAAACAGGCCGCAATTATTATCCCAAAGCCGGATTCAAACGTAGTAGAAAACGAAGTTCCTGTCCATGTAACAATGTTAAATTTTACAACTGGCATAAATGAATATGACGTTGTTATTCAAAACAAAGTTGGAGGAAGCATTAGTAATGAAATCAATTTAAAAGTAGCAGAAGCAGAAGCTGAAATAGAAAAGGAGTTTAACGCGCTCTTAGATGAAGTATTAGACGTAGTTACACACGAAGTAGTAGTATTAGACGCAAACGAAGTAGTAGAAAAAGAAGTAGACAAAGTATTTGGCACATCCGTTCCTGTTTCAGCCACTCAGCGCACAAATTTGTCAATAAAAGAAGGCAATGAATTGATAAACAATATGCTTGAAAAAGAGAAATCCAATGAGAACTTACTTGATGACCATGATGGATTAGACAGTATATTGTCTATGTATTTAGGCACGGCAAGTTGTAAGACAAAACTAAAGATAATACAACTACTCGTAAATGAAAGGTATACTGCTGAGGACGCGAATCGACATATGTTAGGCGGCGCAGAATTGGTAAAAATAGAAAAAAACTTTAATAAATTATAAACATATTATACTTACATTCTACAATTTATATTTTAAACTTACTTAAATATATACTACTTATAAGTAGTATATAGAATTACATTAATTATGAACCCATCACTATTACAGCTACAAGATTTTTTTTTACAAAATGAATCAGGATTAGATATATCCATTATACAGAAATATATAGATGATACCAAGACATCATGGTCTAAGGGCAAATATTGGCTAGGCGGACAGGTAAAACTGGACCCGAATGAACCTATCACACCGGAATTAATAAAACAGGCCTGGAAACCATACTTAGATGGCATGGGTGATTATTATTGTAATAGTTTCGAATATGGAAGTATAATGAACGCAAAGGCTGGTCTAACCAATATAGAAAAAATCGTAAATGTATACATTGAAATACAGAGGCGAAAAATAATGAAAGAACTGGAAAAAACAAAGTTAGCAACCGATGTGAACAAAGAGATTATGTCATTTATATAATTTTTTCTATTAAATTTAGAATGCCGTTATTGGCAAATCGTCTCTAACAAAATATGCGTCCCCTTCTTTTGTCCATTTGATAACCAGTGTAATTATTTCAACACCTGCATTGGTTGCGATTTTTACCGCCTCTCTGTATTCCGGGTCTACAATTGATGGCTGAAACCGGTCTACATCTGTTCGCTGTATAACATAACACATTATACAACGAATTTTGGTTTCTTGCTTTATAAGCGTTAATTCTCGAATATGTTTTAGAGCTCGCGGGCTAACTGGATCTGCACTTTTTTTCCTGTAACCATCGGGAAAATATGCCACCTTTGAATTGATATCACGGTCATCATAGCAAACATTCTTTCTGTCTTTTTTTGCTGTGTCTTCATAATCCGCAAGCGGCACATTTTTGACTTCCATTATAAATGGAATGCCATCACTATCTACTCCAATAAAATCAAATCGTGAATCAACTTGGTCCTTTATATAAATCGCCTTTTCTCTCTTGTAACCTTTTATATTTTGTAACCTTTGGAAAAGATTGGCCTTCAATGTGGCCTCTACTAAGTTTTCTGCTAGTTTGGGATGAATTCCGACTACAATCTCTTCATTACGCTCTTTTATAACCGACAAATACACGCTGTATTCGCAACAAAGCTTACCATCTTGTTTCTCCTTTTTCTCTTGTTTATGTTTTGAAGGTGCCATCATGATTGTCGCCCCTACGTCTGCTAACCCACAGCACCCGAGTGATGCAGTGTGACCTAAAACGGTATCTGATTTGTTCACAATGTTAATATCAGCTACATAGGGTGTCTTTATAAATTTGGATGGCCGCTTGGCAACAGTGCCTTCTACAAGATTTTCAATTGTAAGCAATCGTGACATTTATTCTATAATTTATTTTTATGATTTATTTTTAAAAAAGAAAAATAAATCAAATACTAATTCAATTTTTTATCAAGTTTTTTATAGAGTTTTTATAGAGTTTTATTAAATCCAAAGAGGACACTCTTTTTTTGCCTTATCTGACGTCATTAGATCATATATTCCATGAATATCTTTTGGGAAGCTTGAAATGACCTTTTTAACAAGTTCTTTGTCTTTTTCGGAATCCATATTCATCTTAAAAATAGGTTTTAAAATTGCGGCAACATTCTTCTTAGACTTTAACAGTGTCGGCATATTGGTAATTAATAGTTTCCAAAAATCGAGTATCTCAATGTAGGCATCGCGTGGGTTTGTAGAACAAATAAGGGTTCCTGAATAATACTTGTATGCCATATATAACGCATGACTTTGACAAAACTGCTGCGAACCGTCTACTTGCATTCGCTTTTCATATGGATTGTATTCAATGAACTTTTCTTCGTCTTTTTCTTTGTCCTTTACAACAAATATCCAATGAACTTCGGCAACAATTTCATTCTCTCTAGGACGCGCCCTCGGTATAAGTGCGTTATCAAACCGTTTGTCCAATGTTACGTTCTCAACATACAATTTGGATAATCCGTCTACCAAAAGTGGATTGGGCGGAGTAACCATTTTTTGGATAATTTTAACAAATGACGTCATGTTTTGCCCGATTAGGCTCATAAAAAAGCTGCCGGCAATGTCCAATTGAATATTTAAAAATTTGATGTCAGACATTCTATATTTAATTCTATATTTTAATTCTATACTTTAATTCTATATTTTAATTCTATACTTTATTCCTTACACTTTTGTTTTTTTTCAATTTTCTGTTTCTAATCGAGCCTCCTCTTTTTTTATCACTTTCTAATCCTTTTTTTTCATTATTTCTTTCATTATTTGTATCCTTCTCTTCCTTTTTTTCTTTATTATAATAACTAGTATTGTCAACCAATGGTCTAGGTCTATATTCCAATCCTACAATTTCAGTAAATGCCTTTCGGATATCTTCAAATCGCGCACTACACAACGCAGATGCCTTTTGTAAAGGGTTTACTGATGTGCCTGGAAACAATGTTAGTTCTACATTTACATAAAATGCCAATTTTGATTCCAATTCTAACGCCTTGTTATAATAACTCATTTGTTTGGCATAAGTGATTTGGTCTAATGGATTTATCAGTTGTTGTCCATATGGCATTGGTTGTTGTCCGTATGGTCGTTGTTGTTGCCGTTGAAAAGGGTTCAATGATGGATATAATGGTTGCTGCTGACCGTAAGACATTGGTTGCTGTTGCTGGCCATAAGACATTGGTTGCTGGCTGTAAGACTGTTGCAGATACGGCTGCTGAAATGCCGCTGGCGGCTGACCATAATAGTTGCCAGTGTTGAGCCCCTGTATTCCTTGGGTCAAATAATAGCGGTCTCTTGCGCTTTGACCAGCTCCACCAACTTGTTTATCTTTATAACTATCACCAAATGGTTTATAACCTCCTTTCAATCCTTGTAGTTCTTGTATCCTTTGGTCAATTTCTGCTAATTTGGCCTCATTCTCTGTTTTTTTTAAATCATTATTGGTATATGACTTATGTTGGTTAAGAGCAGCAGTTACTGATTTTGTAATTGTTTTTGCTCCAAGCTGTAATCTTATATCTTCTGATATTCTATCCATTACATTTGAAGCCTTTGTTATATTTCCTTGTATTCTACTTTTTATCTTTTTTAATTGGTTAATATCATCAATCGTGCTTACATCTGTATCAAGTAAATTTGTATTTGTATAAATTAGTTCAGACTGTTTACCTTTTTTGCCCTTTTTACCTTTTTTGCCCTTTTTACCTTTTTTTCCAGCGTCTTCTGATTGTTCAACTATAGCTGCTAGTTCGTTTTCCTTTTCTTCTTCTTCTTTTAACTTCGTAACCAATTCAGTTTGTAATTCTACTTTATTTGAAGAAACTTCTTCCAAAGGATTTATTTTATCTGCGATTTCTTGAACTTCATTTTCAACATTTTTTAATTCATCAACTGCTTTTGCTTCTTCAGCGCCCATATTACTAACAATTTTATCCATTTCATCTTTTATATTATTAGCAAAGGTTTGGTCACACATGTTTATATACGCGTCTACGTATTTTATATTTTTGCTTATAGTGTCATATGAATACAAATAATTATTAGCTGGTATTAATTTCTTACTAACATTGTAAACCAATTTGTAAGTATTTGTTACCTTGACTAAAAATAAAAACTGTTTACTATCACTATAATTTAATCCTTGACAAACCAATCCAAAATCCTCTTGTATATCCTCAATTTTAGAAAAACCCCATCCACCTTTCATTCCAACACCAGTCTCATAATTAAAACTATAATCCATTTTATCATTCGGTTCACTCTTCATTTCAAAAATAATTAATTCACAACTTAATAGCCTTCTTATTCTATCTAATGTTTCTATATTTGAAGCCGGATTTTGATTTAATTCTTTCAACATTTTGTCTACATTTGTATTACTAGGGAAATCATCTAAAACAACCCAATCTTGATATGCGTTATCATAATAATCTCTATCATAAATTTTTTCTTCTAATTTTTGATACAACTTATAAAGACGTGCCATTTGCGAATTAAACTCATCTGTTAACTCGACATTTTTTTGTCCTTTTGGAATAGTTTTCAACTGCCAAAGTCTAGTTTCATAATCAGGGAATGCTAATAAATCTTCAATCAACGTAGAGTTATTTTTGTTACCTTCTTGTAAATTACGACATACATTTGTCAGACCATCTGTATCTAATACAGGGTCAATCATCTTGTGAATTGTCTCGCAATATTTTTCCATTACAGTTATACTTTCATTAATTAAATCTGACTTGTGTTGATACAATCTTTTAGTTCGTTCACTTGAATTGATTTTTCGTTCGATAAACTCTGTTGTTATTTTGTTTTCTTGGTCATTTAATTCTTTCGTAGACCACATCATCGATTTTGGTATTACAAAAGAAAAGTCATTAGTATTAGCAGCAATCACGTTTTCAATAATATCCTCTATCTCTTCATAATATAATTCAAATGTCCTTGCTATTTCTTCTTGGAGTGTAAACATATTTAGCTCAGACGCATAGAGATTGAATTGCCTCAAACATCTCAATTCCAATAAACTAGTAAACAATATAAGTCCTTCATATACCTCAATTTCCTTCTCTTTTAATCCTATAAAACGCTTCTCTTGTTCTGTTACTGGGTTCTTTTTGGTTAAAAATCCGTCTTTGTTAGACATATCATATAAATTATAGTCGCTTTCGTTTTCTGAAACACGTTTGGCAAAATCGCGTATCATGTCAACGTCTTGTTTTTTGTCATTGTTTAAAAATGAATTGTAACTTGTTAGTTCTGTTTGTAAAACCGTCATTTTCTTCTTTGTTTCATCCGCAATTGACTTAATAAAGCCTGGCAGTCCATCTAAAAATATTTTCCATATATCCGACTGGTTTGTAAAACAGTGAAACATAATGATTAACATATATAATTCAAATTGTCTTAACTCGATATACATCAATTCCTGATTTTTTGTATATTTGTCCAATTCATTGGACGCGTTAATTGTATTGGTATCTTGCTCAAAATCGGTTGTAAAATCAACGTCAAACCATTTCAAGTGTTTGGCCTTGTATGCTTCTATTGTTTGAGACATAGATGTGGATGATGCTATCAGGGTTTCAAAAACTTGTATGTCAAAATCAAAGCACTTATCTGCCAACAACGCTTTGCTTCCCTTCTTGTAGCCAATCATTTTTACGTAATTTGTTTTAATGTATTTGATTAATGCTATTACATTTTTGAAATATTCCTGTTGTCCGACAAATATTTGTTTTAATGTTTCTGATAATTCCTTTATTTTTCGCATATACTCCTTCTTTTTACTAGACAACAAAAGTATAACAGGTTTGATTTGTTTGACATCAACGTCGTCTGCTATTTTGTCTTCTATTTCTTCAGTTAAGTTTTTATAATCTTCAAGGATTTCGGGTATTGTTTCGGAAATTAATTCAAAGAAATGTTGACTCGTGCCTAAAAATGCTTCCTTTGTTGTAACATAATTTTCGTATAATTTAGCCCCTGTCTCACCATTTGTATCTACGTCTCCAACAAAATCAATAAACTTGTTGTCTGTTAGTCCCATTACCAATGTAAATGTAATTGGCTCACATGGGTTCATTTGAGAATATGGTGGTTCGAAACCAATTGGGTCATTCTTTCTCAAGTCACCACCTAACAAATAATTTAGAAAGCCAGGTAGTTTTTTCAAAGTTGCCTTGTTTGATACGATTTGTGTTTTTGCCAAATCTGATAATCCTTGTTCCCGATCTTCTTGTTGCTGTTGCTGCTGTTGTTGCTCTTGTTGCTGTTGCTGTTTAAGCATATTTTTAACCTTTAATCCTCTTGCTGACGCACTTCCTGATAACAAGGTTGGGTCTATTTTTTCCAATTCGTTCAATTCATCATCGGCTTCCTTTTCTGCCTTTTCGGAATCACCGGATGTGCCAACTAATTGCTCTGATGGTTTTTTATCAGTATCCCAGTCACCTTCATGATACCTGTATGTAATAATCGTATATGGTTTTCCAGCAACATATACTACATTATTTGTTTTAAATAATGTTTCGACGGTTAATGCTATATTTCTATCAACTACACCTTCATCTTTTGCCTCTTTATAAGTTCTTTTACGCTGCATACTTGTAAAATCACTTAGAATACGATTTATCATCATTTCAAATTCATTGGCTATAAAAAATTGGTTTAATATTTTTGTTTTTGGAGCGCCTTGAGGTATATCTCTTATGCCACGTTTAGTATATTCAACCAATGGGTTTATAAATACGGTGTCACTTTTTACATCAGGAACTAACATTTGGGGCATAAAATTAAAACTGTAAAGGTTTGACTCAATGTAGAATATAATTGTGTTTGGATATTTTTCCTTAGGACCTGTAGCATTCGGATTCAGAGTAGGATTTTGATTTTGTTTTTGAATTATTTGATTCGGAGTAGGATTTGGAGTAGATGATGGAATTATTGCGTTACTAACAGTAGGAATTGGATTTACAGTAGGACCAGGATTTACAATAGGACCAGGATTTACAATAGGACCAGGATTTACAATAGGACCAGGATTTACATTAGGATTACTACTTATTTCTAATTCTCTTTTTTCTTTAGGTAACCCGCTACCACTTTCACTGCTCTTAGTACTATTATTATTATTGTTATTATTAGTTGTATAATTTTCTGTTGTTGTTTTATTTTCGTTTTCTTTTGTTTCCATATTTATAATACTTGTATATTTTTAAATTATTGTTTAGTGTACATTTGAATAATTTTCAACAATGTTTGTATTAAATGTTAGAAACGCATTTTTTTGTTCCTTCTTCGCCTTTACCTTCTTTGCCTTTTCTAAAATGGCTATCGCCGAAGTAATCTCTTGTTCGGATACTACTCCATCTTCGTTTGTATCCACTAACTTATTCAACACTTTATACTTCTCGGGGACAATACAATAAGGACTCTCTTCATTGAATAAATGGTCAGATAATATTGTAAAAACAGCAGTCAATACAAGCGCCGTGTATATATCACGGGTACCCATCCATGCCATCGAAAAGACAAGTATTTGCTTGGTTACATTCATTTTTAGATATTCTTCGGTGGATTTACTAAATTGAATTGTAATAAACTTCGAACCAATATTTAATAAAATCATTACAATGCCGGCAAAAAATTTACTGTTGTTTAGAAATAATACATGGTCGTGAAAATATCCAAACATATTTGAAAATACATTGCTCATTTATATTAAATTAATATAAAAATTATATTAAGAATAATATTTTTTATCCCTTTAATCCTTTTAATCCTTTAGTATAAAGAACCCATTGTTCCAAATGCTTCTTTTGTTGTCGTTGGCGCGACTTCTTCAGTGGACGCAAAATTGGCTTTCGCAACGGTTATCGTATTTGATTCTTTAGCCTGAATGGCATCTTTAATCGCTTCTTTGTCGACGCCGTCAGTACTATGAGTTGTTGTATGAGCGCTATGAGTAGTAGTACTTGTAGTAGGAGCAGTACTTGTAGCAGTAGTAACCTTGTCCTTCATCTTCTCTTTGTCTTCCTCTGACATGCCTTCAAGACCCTCAAACATATACATATTTGACGCGATAATGACACACAACGCAGCAAGCAATCCTAAAGTAACATTATGCATAGCAAAAAATACGATTAATGCTATTAAGGCTAATCTCCCTAAAGTGTTGTTATATAAATTGTTTAATGACTTTGGACTAACAATTAAAACAATTATTAATAATGTGAATAAAAAACACAGACCATGATTTTTACTTAGCGCCATTCTATATAAAATACTAAATATATTATATTTTCTTATAAAAGTTTCTTATCGAAGTTTTTCTTATCGAAGTTTTTCTTATCGAAGTTTTTCTTATCGAATTTTTTCTTATCGAATTTTTTCTTATCGAATTT